GGCAATGCTGACGTCCTTTTGGAATTTCCATTCTCTGCCTTGGCTGTCCCATGCTGACCAGGTCATGTATCCGTTTCTGCTTGCTGTATTTTCATATCTTCCTGTCCCAAAGAAGTCGGCTGCAAGCTTTGCTGCTCGCTCTCTTGTGATATTATTCATCTCAACCTCAACTCCAATGGTCTGCTTTTTCATTTCCTCAATCTGATGTGCTGTTTTTTCGTTCATTTTATGTACCTCCGTTTGGTGTATTTCCTTTTGGTAGTACTATATATCACTCTAAAAGCACATAATATCAAGTTAATTCGAACCATAAAATACACAATCTTTCAGCCTGAAAACTGTGTATTTTATGCCACTATTTCTCGCTGATTTTACGGCATTTATCTTCACCGTAAATTACGTTCAGACTGCTGCCGTTATCCCAGCTGACCATAATTGATGCCGTATCATCAACACCTCTTACTGTACCCTTTGTTCCGATAGGTGGTGCTTGAATATCGTCCATACGAACAAGTTCAACTCTTGCAGCTATCGGGTATTCCTGCCTTACTCTTTCAACAATATCTCTGCTTGGAAAATTCATGATTCTTTGCCTCCCTTTGCTCCATTTTTGAATGCTGCAGAACCCTCAAGGTTCTTAAGAAGGATTTTTCTGTCTGCCTTGTATTCTGCTCCGATAAATCCAAGCCTTAAAAGGAAACATCTGAATGCGTATTTCTCGTTGTCGACTTCCTTTTCCTTTGCCTGTATTCTTTTTTGCTTTACACTCATTTCACAAAGTGCTGCGATAAATCGTGTGTAGGTCTGCAAGGTATCCGTATCGATTTGTTCTGAAAACCAAGGGAAGGAAACCTTATCTTCTTCAATGCTGATGCAGGTATCATCAATTCCAAGTGCCTTCTTAATAAGTCTGGCTTTAGAATCAATAAGTGCCATAAGATTTCCCACTTTGACTTTCTCAATTGGGATTGCCACCGTAAGCGCCACAGTTTCGCCCTGTGGCTCGTTTTTCGTTTCTTCGGAATAGTTCCTCAACCTCGCTCAACTCGGCTGTGTCGGGCATTTCTGTGGCTGAAAAGCCACGCTCAGCAAGTCCTTCAAGTAGTCTTTCAATTTCCTCGCTGTCGGCTCTGTCATCGAATTCTAATGCACCTTCTCTTGTTACCGTAAAGTAATCAATCTGGTAAGCATATGTCGGTGTTCTCATATAGACTGCTGTTGCTCCCGTGATTTCAGAAATTGCTTTTACAAGGCTCTTTCTGTCTGTTCCTGTTAAATCAAATTCAATTCTCATTGTGCGTACCTCCTTTATTTTTCGGTACTACATATATCACTCTAAAAGCCTAAAATAGCAAGTCATTCTGTGGAGAATACTGTACCGATTATTCTGTCGGAAACTGTGAATAATACACAATGCCCGAAAGTACGAATACTACATTAGGCAGAGCCACACCGTTGCCCCACATCTTATACTCAGCCGAATCGGAATGTGGATTGATGAGCCATTTTCTTATTTGGTTGTCAGTCTTTTGTTTTACTGTCTTACCCAGTGCTTTTGCATGAGTTTCAAAGATTTCTCTCCAGTAAGCAATATCCTCATCAGTTGGTTCAGCTGTTCCAAGGTCATCGCACCACCAGTCGGGAAAGCCCTGCAATCTTGCACATTCGGTCGGTGTAAGCCTTCTCACAATATAATCTTCCTCCATCTCATCATTAATGATTGGTGGGTCTTTATAGTCAGTGGCAACAAGAGTATTGGCAAGTTCTTCTTCAGCTGCCGTAAAAAACGATGCCTTTGAAGAACTGTAAACAGGATGTGCCACTCCACTTGCTCCCGCTGCAACAATAGTTGGTTCAACTTCCTCTTCAATCTGAAAAGAAAACTTTGCGTTGTAACCCTGATTCATTGCAGGTCTGCCAATGCCATAAGCAACACCGTGTTGTTCGGTAGCATTAAGCGTGTACATCACGTCCGATTCCTTGTATCCGTCACCCTTATGAGAAGGTCTTGTGCCATTGCCTTCGATTACGGCCATTCCACCTTGATTGCACGATGGATTACCGCCATTACCGTCAAGGCATCTGCTTGTTTTAGCCTCATAAAAACCGCTGTTGGGATTTGATGATTTCATCGCATTGCTGTCTTTTGAACAGATACCGTAAACTTTCGGAACAAACAATGTCTGATCATTGTTGCATCCAAGAGTTGCCGACTTGTTTTCTTGAATCAACGCACCCTTGCCGCCACCTTCACAGCCACTTCTGATTTTCAGTGTCTTTGGAGTCTGCACTACAAACGGCTGATTATTTCCACCCGTGCCAAATGTAGAAAGAACGGTCTGAGCCACATCAAGTGGTCCTGTATATCTTGAATCCTGTCCGTGATTTTCAAACATTAAGCCATTGCAGCTTGTTTCTCCAATGCTTTCTGAAGTACAGTTGGCAGTTTCTTGCCACGAATGGAAGCTCTGCGAAGAATACCCAGACAAGCCTTCTGACTCAAATAATATTTTTCCGGCACACCAACCTGCAAAATCTGCGACAAGGTAGATACGTTTTCTTCTCTGGGGTACTCCCCAAAACTGAGCATCAAGCTGTCTCCATGCGACTGAGTAACCATCTCCCAGAATTTTTCCTGCGTTCTGCCACTTTGAAGGTTTAGGCACTGACACATTGTTTTCTTTGATTTTGCAGACTTCTTCAAGCACTGCTCTGAAATCTTCTCCTTTGTTGCTTGAGAAGGCTCCTGGAACGTTTTCCCACACGATAAATCTTGGATATCTGCCATTTGTCTTACACCTCATTTCTTTTATGATTCGCACTGCCTCGTAAAATAGACTGGAACGAGAACCACCAAGACCATCTCTCTTTCCGGCTACGGACATATCCTGACACGGACTTCCGAAGGTTATGATGTCAACGGGAGGAATCTCTCCACCGTTCATCTTTGAAATATCTCCGTAATGTTTCATCTGTGGCAGTCTTTTCGTTGTTACACGAATAGGAAAAGGCTCAATTTCCGATGCCCACAAAGGGGTAATACCGGAAATCAAGCCTCCTAACGGAAACCCCGCAGAGCCATCAAACAGACTCCCAAGGGTCAAATTATTCTGTTGTTCCATCCGTACCCTCCACTTCCTTTACCAGTGCAGAGTATGGGATTTTCTCACCATCTCTGATTACAAATACACCGTCTGCATCATTTGTATCCTCTACATATCTGCGAAGAATAACCGATGCGTACTTCTCATCAAGTTCCAGCGTATAGCATACACGGTTAGTCTGTTCACAGGTCATAAGCGTTGAACCACTACCGCCAAAGGTATCAATGATGATTGCATTCTCCTGACTTGAATTTCCGATAGGATAAGCGAGCAGGTCAAGTGGTTTTGAAGTTGGGTGGTTCTTATTCTTCTTTGGCTTATCAAAATTCCAGATTGTGGTCTGACTTCTGCCTGCATTCTTGCTCCAGTAGTGCTTACCATTCTGAAGAAAACCATAAAGCACAGGTTCGTGTTGCCACTGATAATCACTTCTGCCAAGCACAAGCGAGTTCTTTACCCAAATGCAACAGCCTGATAAATGAAATCCTGCGTCCACAAATGCCTTTCTGAAATTCAAGCCTTCGGTGTCTGCATGAAACACATAAGCCGAACCACCTTTTTCAAGATGTTCTGCCATATTCTTGAATGCAGAAAGAAGAAATTCATAAAACTTGTCATTTGTCATTTTATCGTTCTTGATTGATAAGCCATCAGAACTTTCAAATGCCACATTATATGGTGGGTCGGTTATGATAAGGTTTGCTTTTTTGCCGTCCATCAGTGTTGCTACATCTTCTGCTGAAGTAGCATCACCGCACATCAGTCTGTGTCTGCCTACTGTCCAGACATCGCCTCGTTTTACAAAAGCGGCTTTTTCCAGTGCAGCAGATAAATCATAATCATCGTCTTTTACCTCAGAAGCATCACCAGAACCGAAAAGGTCTGCAATCTCGCTTTCATCAAAACCGGTAAGTCCGATATCAAAGTCCTCACCCTGCAAGGACTCAAGCTCAATACGAAGTAACTCTTCATCCCAACCTGCGTCCATAGCCATTCGGTTATCTGCAAGAATATATGCTTTCTTCTGTGCCTCTGTAAGGTAGTCCACAAATACACACGGCACTTCAAGAATACCTTCTTCTTTAGCAGCAAGGATTCTCCCATGACCTGCTATTACATTGAACTCTCGGTCAATAATAACAGGATTGATAAACCCGAACTCACGCAGAGAAGAACGGAGTTTCATTACTTGCTCGGCAGAATGGGTTCTTGCATTATTTACATAAGGAATAAGTTTTGATACTGCTACGAGCTGCATTTCTGTAGTTGTCTTTCCCATAGTGCCTCCTTAATAAAGTCCCCACTCGGCAAACTTCTCAAAGCCACCGATAGAGTGAATGAATTCTCTTGCTACTTCCACGATTTCCTTATACGGAATACCGTCAACCTCGCTGTCACCGATTGCACATACAAGTTCTACCGGCTTACCCGTTTTCTGTGCTTTCAGAAATGCGTAAATATTTACAGATACATCTGCCTTGGATAAATCCTTGCCGTGAAGGCCACCACCTGTTACGGAGTCTGCCATATCTGACCCAAGCTTACGATTGGTTGCACCGGTATCTACATCTGTGCCACCGATCCAATCACCCAAGGGATTGATTTCTGCCTCACGATAGATTTCCTTTAGGTGTACTTTTTTAGCATTGCTCTGACAGATGATAAGTCTTGCCTGATCAAGAATGTACTTACCGTCATACGGATACACTTTATATATTTCTCTTGCAATCTGAGATAGTGCCTTCTGCTCATCAGTCAGTGGCATTCCCTTGAAGATACCATTATCACCACAATGAATATCTTCCTCTTGGTTCTTTGCAAGATGTGTATCCTGCGGAACTATCTGAACATCTGCTACAACATCTCCTGCAATCCTGTGAATAGCTGAAATAATATCTTCCTCATCAATTTCTGCTGAAGTTTCAATAATCACATGAGCCGTGCCGTGTCCGATAAGGACTTCAACGGCAATCTTCGGATTTTCTTCTTTTGCATATGCCAAATCAACAATAGCACCTGCTATTCTATCTGCCACCTTATCGGGATGGCTTGGATTTACTTTTTCAATCATACTATCTTCCTTCCCTTGCTCTTAGCAATCTTTCCATCAAATCATTCTGAGGTGCAGCATCGTCATAATCTGTACTGCAGTTCTCCTTCACAATCTGAAATATTTCATTCCAAAGCCTTACAGCCTGGTTCATATAGTTGATACCAATATTGATAAACGGAGAAGGAATAGGTTTCTGTGTTGTCGGATGCTTTGATAAAAATCCTAGCTTATTAGTCATCTCTTCACACTGAATCCATCTGGCAGAACACATTGCATATCTTTCCAAAAGCTGTGGAGAAACTTTCGATGCACAGCCAATCTTCTTAAGCCAGTTCCATGTTTCCGTATAGATTTCGTGAGCTTGCAGTTCACTTCCATCTCTCTGTTCCGCAGACAGGAAATCGTGTGGCTTTGGCATTTCCACACCTTCTACTTCGGGAATATCCAGAACTTCCAGTTTTCGTCCACCCGGATTTCCGCTCTTTGCTTTATCGGCTACCGCTGATTTCTTACGACCTGCACCAGGTCTTGCACCACCACGACCTCCGATATTATTCGATTTTGTAGGCACGACAATCACACCTCCTTTAATTACCCTTTTGATTTCGCATTTTTCACACGCAAGACCCCACGCCGTTCCACGGGACCTTGATGCGTTTGAGATTTCGACCGCCCCTGGGGTCACTTATCGTAGCTGTACACACGGTGTTTTTTACTTCCTTGATAATCTCCACGCTCGGCATGAATCTTTGCGTGACACGATTTACATAAAGCTATGAGGTTTGATCTCTCGTGTGTTCCACCTTCTGACAGTGGCAGCTTGTGATGAACCTCATCAACGGGAACAAGAATCCCTTTCTCAAAACACACTTCACAGAAAGGATGCTTTGATACATACTTATCACGGATACGTTTCCATGCTCGTCCGTACCTACGGCGTACAGCCGGGTCTCTGCCATACTTCTCGTAGCTGCGGTTCATCTGTTTCTCATGTTCCTTGCAGTACCTTTCATCAGTAAGGTTCGGACAGCCAGGATAACCACACGGTTTCTTCGGTAGTTTCGGCATCTTTACACCTCCTTATGGGCATAAGAAAAGCCCTGCAGATTTCTCCACAAGGCTTTGAGCTTACTCTATTTTGCTATTATAAGTATAGCACACCCTAAGTGCGACTTACAGATGAACTAGGGGTGAACTGGGGTGAATTGCCATGAACTCTTTCAAAATTCTCCAACCCTCTGTTATGTATACGCTGTGTCCACCTCAATGTATAATGAACCTTGGCTGCTATCTGTGGCATTGTCATAAACATGAGATATCTGTATCTTAGAATAAGCTGTTCATATGGATCTTCCAGTTTATCAATTTCTGCATCAATCTCATTTTTCATTTCTTCAAGCCTTTCATAATCAGCTTTTATCTCGTCTTCCAAATCGCTGATTTTACCAAGGTATCTTACAAAAGGCGGTTCAATATTTCTTGTTCCCGAAAACTTCTCCTCAAAACTCGGAGATGAAACACTTGAGGATAAATCCCTGTAGCATTCCAATTTTATAAGCTTATCATTAATTCGGTTATTAAGAATAAACGCTCTGTTCAAGTAATCTTTTGCCGTCATAAGCACCACCTCCGATTCTTACCTTTACCGCATCTATAAGGTCTGTCTGTGTTTTCTCTTTAAGCTTTAATGCCCTCATCACATCTTCGTCAATGGTGTTCTTTGCGATTATGTGGTGTATGACAACAGTGCTTTTCTGACCCTGTCTCCAAAGTCTGGCATTGGTCTGCTGATAAAGTTCCAATGACCAGGTAAGTCCGAACCATATAAGTGTTGAACCTCCGCTTTGAAGATTTAAACCGTGTCCTGCACTGGCAGGGTGGATTACAGCAATCGGTATCTCGCCATTGTTCCAATCCTGTATATCCTTGGAAGTCTTGATTTCACGAACCTTGAATTTTTTCTTGATTCGCTCCAAATCGTGATTGAACCAATATGCCACAAGCACAGGCTTGCCATTTGCTCCTTCGATTAAATCTTCTAATGCATCTAGCTTTCTGTCGTGAATATGAAAGACCTCTTTTTCTTCGTTATAGATTGCACCATTAGCCATTTGCAGAAGTTTTCCCGAAAGAGTAGCTGCATTTGCAGCATCAATCTCTTCATCTACCAAAGACACAACCATTTCTCGCCTTAATTCATCATAAATAGACCATTCCTTTTCCGATAGTTTTACTTCTACTTCGTTGATAACACATTCGGGCATTTCAAGGAAATCTGCCGACTTCATGGAAATCGTAATATCCGATATCAGTCTGTAGATTGCATCTTCAGCACCCGGTCTTGGCTTATATGAAAATACCATCTGCTGATTTCGTTTATCCGGCACAAAGAAATTCATTCGATAATGGGTGATGTATCTTCCAAGCCTTTCTCCCATATCAAGGAGTCTGAACTCTGCCCATAAATCCATAAGTCCGTTACTGCTCGGAGTTCCCGTAAGACCTACAATTCTTTTTACCTTTGGTCGAACTTTAAGTAGACTTTTAAACCTCTTAGATGATGCAGACTTAAATGACGATAATTCATCAATGACAACCATATCAAAATCAAAGGGAAATCCACTCTTATTGATAAGCCAGTCTACATTTTCACGATTGATAAGATAAATACCGGTACTTTTTCTTAATGCCTCTTTTCGCTCCGACTCTGTACCTATAACAACCGAATAGGTAAGACCTTTTAAGTGATCCCACTTTTCAATCTCTGCCGGCCATGTATCTCTTGCCACACGAAGTGGTGCTATGACCAGAACATTGCCTACTTCAAATCTGTTGTAGAGAAGTTCAAAGATTGCCGTTAATGTAATTGACGTCTTGCTCAACCTAAGCCCATATCCAGAAACAAAGCAGAGATATCATGCTCAAGTATGTGTCTGATTGCATATTGCTGATAATTGTGTGGATTGAACTTCATTCGGCATCACCTCCAATCTCATCAAGTACTTTTGAAATTTCGTCAACGTTATCAATCACATAGCAGGCAAAACCGAGTGATGATAACTGTTTCATTCTTCTTTTCTGTAAGGCTCTCGGTTTCTTGCCAGGAGCCTTTAATTCTATAAATGCCATTCTCCCATAAGGCAGTAAGACCAGCCTGTCCGGTACTCCGTCAAATCCGGGAGATGCAAATTTGATGCAGAAACCACCTGCAAGCCTTACAGCCTTCACAAGTTTCTGCTCGACTTCTTTTTCTCGCAATTTCGCCACCTCCATAACCTTTTTGTCACTTCGTGACATCTTCCCTTAGCAAGGGAAGTCGTCCATCAATGCAAATTTACGGTGGTGTCACCTTAAGACTGTCATTTCCTATACTCTATATATATCTTTATTTTTTTCTTTCTATAGAAAAAGATAGTAAATACTAGTCATCTAGTGACACCTTGACCGTCTTAGTCTTCTTCTATAAAGTCAGATTTAAGCCTTAAACCCTTGACATATCTGCCTTTTTTGTCACGGAATCTTTCAAATCCGATACTTTCAAGAGCAGTATAGAAATCCGTTGTGCTGCGAGTAAACTCGCCCACCTGAGTGCAGAAAATTCTGTATTCGTTGTAAACCTCACCCGACTTTGCCACATAGCTTTTGTCGATTTCGCAACGTTCACCCAAGAAGTAGGAAAGCCAGTCATTACTTTCCTTATAATGCTCAATGGCATCACGCACCTTCTGTGGCGGGTCAATCTTATAGTTGTCTGCGATTACCTTTCTTGCACCCTCAATGACCCATGAAAGAATTGCACCGCCAGCCTTTTCAAACAGATAATCGGCATAGTTCTTAATATCAGCCGTTCCCTCAATCTTTGCATCAAACGGAATAACGATAAGCCTTCTCCATGTACCCTTGTCGATTGCACCGACCTTCGGCAGATGGTTTGTGTAAAGCACAAGTGTATGTGTTGGGGTATATGAAAATGGGTCTTTATATTTCTTCTCTGCGTAGATTTCATCAGTTGAACATAGCTGTTTTACATTGGCAGTGTTAAGCCTCATACCTTCTTCAAGTTCTGCTGCGATAAGCATTCGTTTACCTTTCGCCTCTGCAAGTTCCGGCTTGACATTTCTACGACAACCGACCGTAAGCATATCTGCAGAGATGTTGCCACTGTAAGTACCAAGCACTCTTGCGATAACATTCCAAAAGGTTGACTTACCGTTTCTGCCTTCACCGTAAGCAATAATAAGAGCCTCAACATACACCTTTCCGATAGCGGAAAGACCAACCATTCGCTGTACATAATCAATAAGGTCTTTATCTTTTAAGAAGAAGGTATCAAGAGCATCTGTCCATATATTCGCTCCATCACTTGATGGGTCAACGGTTGTCTGCTTTGTGATAAAATGCTCCGGTCTGTGTTCCATTGGAAACTTAATGCCCTGTCTTAAGTCGTAGGTTAGAGTCGGTGTGTTTAGCATAAACTCATCTGCATCAAGATTTCTTTGCTCCACTTCAAGCATCGGACGAGCCTCTTTTAACGTTGCAGAAATATTCTTTGAATCTCTTCTCTTAACGGCATACTTCTTATATGTCTCGGCTCCTTCATACAGTTCATAGGCATGAGCCTGTTGCTTGTTAAACATCTGTACGGCTTTCTTAGCACCCACGGATACGAGAATTTCCATACCACCATTCTTTACAAGTTCGTCCATAGCCTTCTTCATTTCGGTTTCAGCTTCTTTTAACTGCCTTTCAGTTAAGTCTTGAGAAACACCCTGTGACTTTGGCTTTGACTCTTCCCAAAAACTGCCGTTGTAGACCATGTAATCAGTAGATGGGGAATAGCGGAGAATATCTTTATATTCATTAGAAAGAACCGTAGCCTGTCCCACATCGGAAAAATCATCGGGTTTTAATTTGCAGTCGGAGTTATACTGCTCTGGCGGAATGTATCCGTCTTGGGTTGAAACCTTTGCACCAAATTTTGTGGCACTATGCCATATCAATTTCAGTTCACTTTCCGGCAAAGGCGGATTGCAAAGTTCTGCTTTTGCAAGAAAGATGTTATATGCATCTTCTGTATTTCCGTATCTCTTGATAATCTTGCCTGCAATGTGGCTCATGGTACTGTTTCGCTGACCTTCCGGCACCTGTTCAAGGCTTGCATCAAACTCCGCAAAATCGTCCTCTTCAAGAAAATCAATGATGTTCTTATCACCTTCATAGATTTCGACTTCTGCAGAATCCGAACCGTAAAGGAATCTCGCACTGTCCAGTGCATTGGTATCAAAGTAAGGAAAAGCTGTTGCAATTCTTCTTTTAAGTGCAGCATATTCCTCTACGTCATTTACCATCTGTATCGGAAAGAACACATGAAATCTCGGTCTTTCAGATTTATCACCTTTGACCTTCATGTGATTTCTGCTATAGCTTGCAGCAAAGGAAACTCCGGGTATCGAAAGTGCAAGATCAAACGGTGTAATCCAATCATCGGGATTCTCTGAATGGTCATTGTCACAATCAAGCGGGATACAGTCAGAATATTCGAAGTTATCTTTGCTGCGATAGTTTCCTTTATACTTTGCAGTTACATGATCCATTTTCGTTGCCGCCACAAAGCTATCCTTATCGGTAACAATCATCTTATTTGGATATAGGCAATTCCCGCTGTTACCGGTGCAGTCTGCTGTGTATATAGTGAAATTAATCATATTCTGCGACCTCCTCCATATTCCAGGTAAACCATCTGATTTTCATTCTTCTCTTCTTTGCCAAAGCAATCTCACGAGCCATACCTCGGCTTATAACTCCACCGAACACCCACACCTCAGAGCATTTGCCAAGCAACACATAATTGAAGTGCATAGCCATTTCACGCTCGTTCTCGTTATCATCGTCCATAAACTGTGGATACAAAAGATGCGGAGTTACTGGGATTGCATTCTGCTCCACAGCAAACCTGCTATACTTCTTTGCGTTCTTTATGTTGTTTTCAACATCACCCGCATAAGGACTGCATACATACACCAACGGAAGATAGGCAGCCTTCTTATCAGCTGCCATCTCCTCACGGTGGATATTGGTAAGAGCCTCATATGTAGTCGGGTCTGAATAACCCTCGGAGTTAAACTTATCAATACCCATATCTCTTAATCCTCCTGTTCGATAAGTGGATAGATACCCTCGTTCTTCAAAAGGTCATAAAGGAAAAGTCTGCCTTTCTGAGTCCAGTAGGTATGCATCACACTTCTGCTTTCATCAATTGCGTAGGTGCGTGACTGCGTGTATCCACATTCTGCATAATGCTGATACAACAGCCACGTCTTTCTGAATTTGTACTGAACACCAAGTTCGTGAAGTAATTCATTGAACTTGCGACCGCTCATACCGTAATCCTTTGCAATCTGTGTAATAGGGACTGTGTTCTTATTCTGCAAAATCAAATCATAGTAACTTGCCTTTGGCTGAAGTTCTGCAATCTGCTGTTTCTGAACGAGTGTCACAGTTTCAAGCTGTTTTCTTTTCTCACGCTCTTCTTTAAGCTGAGTAAGTGCTGCAATCGCAAGGTCGGGATTATTTAGAATCTCGTCAATTGCATACATACCGTGCTTACGAATAGCTGGAAGAACTTCTGTTGTGACCCAACGCTTGAATTTCTTAGCATTTGGCATCTTGCTTGAAAGGATAAGGCTGTAAAGACCGGACTCGTTAATCACAATCAATTCCTGTGTTCCACCAGGGGTGACCGTTTCGTTCACCCCTTTGTCTTCCTCATCAACATGGTCTCTAATAGCTTTTAGTGGGTTGCTATAACCAAGAATTGATGCTACATCTTTTCCTACAAAGAAAGGTTCATCATTAATTATGGTTGTTCTTACAGAGCCAAACTCTGTGCTGTTAAAAATTCGTAATTCCATGCGAATTACCTCCTATAAAATTTACTCGGAGGTGGTCTCACCTACCGGTTCGGTCGGTGCTTCTGCTTCGCAGAGGTGTCCACTGGACACCCGCACCCCTCCTACTTGGTAGCCTTGGGAGAAGGGTTAAAAGGACGTTTCTGAAAAAATTTTTTTTAATTTCTTGATTGCACGTCTGTAACGGTGGCTTACGTTGTTTGCATCGTCACCGATTAACTCTGCGTACTCGCCAACGGTGTACCCGTCAAGTGCTATCGCAATAACCATATCTGCGATTTCAGGTTTAAGAAGGTTTCTTAAAATCTTGCAGTATTCCTCATATTCAATTTGGCTATGTACACCGTTGATTGATTCGTTGAATACAGACTTATCAGCTGCTCTGTACATAATTGCCTCTTCGGTATTGACCTCAACTGTTCCGTCCTTGCTCTTCATATATGCGTTGCCAGTATGACGGTCAAACTTATGCCAGTTGTTATAGTCTGGTCTGTTAAATTGAACCTCGATTTCGTCTTGAACTCTCTTTTCGTAATCCTCCTGACTTTCTTCTTCTGAAATTGAAATGTTCAACCATTTTTCAATCTCCTTGGTTTCAACCTCAAGGGTCTGGTATGCATCCTCATAACGCATCTTGATTTTCATAAAGTTCCTGCCTTTCTGCCTGATTCTTGCAGAAGGGCAATGAGAACAAATAAAGGTCGGTGCTTATAGAAGTACCGACCCAAAAAGCCTAAAAAAGGGCATAAGGAAATAAGGGTACTTCCATCGCACCTTCCACAGGTTGTCCTGTGGTTAGTAACGATATCTGTATCCCAATGCCCTTATACGTAATCAGACCTTGTGATATTTATTTTTAAGTGCCTCTGGCACTTAGTTGAATCCACACAATGAACTCAACTAAGGGTCAGATCTGTAAAATAATTGATTTTGTAAATTTTCTCTGCAAACGCATATAAATAAATCGTGAAAGTGTAGATTTTTACATTCTTTTTTGATACAATATAATGTAGACCAATTCCCATTTACAGCCTCACATTCAGCAAGCTCTCGCTGTTTGCTTTCTACATTTTCCATTATAGATCAGTGGGTGGGTAGAACCCGATAGCCACGGGTAGGCTTGGGTATTAATAGACAAACAAGGCGGTGGAACTGTGGAATTTAAAGTTTTTGCAAAGAAACTAAAGAATGTAATTGGAGGTAAGAGTAATACCAAAATATTTACGAAAACTATTTTCGAAGCCATGATGAATGAAAGCGGAGCAGAGTTGCTGGCAGGCACTAGCCCAGATACTTTCAAGGCATACTTCAATGGCAATACAAGTATTTCAAAGGTTGCTGCTCTTATATTGGCAAACTTAAGTGATGACGATGAGTTTCCTTCATACCTTGATGGTTTCGGAGAAACAACTGCACAACTGCTCGCTGATGAATTTATAGGGGATATCCCAGATATCAATGCTGTTAATGCTTCTACTGAGATTACTGACTTGTTTTTGGAAATCTTAAGAGAAGCTTCAGGCAAAGAAAAAAGCACTCCGAAGAGTGCTAAAAAAGATTCCGAGACGTATTCAATTGAAATTCCTGAAGAACAGACAGATGAATCACCATATTCTTCGGAAGATAACTCGTTACTTCAAGAGTTCACAGCTGATTATGATGAAATCATGGTTACTCTCATCGGAGAAAACTATGCTGAATCATTAATCGACATGACTCTGCCTTGTAGAATAAAAGACTTGTATGAAACTAAATGGATTTCAAAAGCAGATGCATTTGCTGATCCATCTTTAAAATCATATGTTTTTGGTTTACTTGGCGAACTAAACAATATAAGCAATAGCTTTTTACTCGATAACTCTGCCACTCCTTTTTTCAAAAGTGCCAGAACCAAAATACGTAATTTGTATGTAAAGCTTCATCCAGACCAGTTCGCAGGGTCATTCCCGTATGATGCTTTTATAGATGATTGGGATGATGGAGAATATCAATAACCGAAAGGAGGAATGCTGATGCCAACAATCGATGAATCTATTAAGAAGATAGATAGTGTTATATGTAGGCATTTAGATGAAATAGAAAACAATTCTCGTGGTGCTATTTCTCAAGATATTTTAGAGCAACTGACGAAGTTCGTAAATCACGTCATGCTCAAGTTTTATGCTAACGGCAAAGAAATACCTATAACTGCCGAAAATATAGCAAAAGCCACCGAGTTTGCACAAATAAACAGTGATTTATACACTTTATATAAATTCCATAATTACTTAGAAGTTGTCACCACACAATACACTCTGGACGAAGACGGCTCTGAACGATTAATGCTTAAGTATTACCAATACCTGCTAGAAGCAAAAAATCTTATCTGGCACTACTTTGGTATAGAAGTATTACATAACATAGATAAGTTTCCTCTGCATTTAGATGATACCTTACAGGAATACTATAAAAAGATTTCTGAAAAAATAGAACAAAATCCCGTGGCACTACACAGTGACAGTAAAGATAAATACTATATTCAGAAAATTAAACCACTGTTTGTAAACAGAAAAATATACTATGAAATCACATTTACGCCTATAGACGATAGGAAAAACAAATCCAAATCTAACAGAGTAATTGCTTTTACCAAACTTCCAATCAAAAGCAATTATGCATCAAAGTTTCATCTTGTACATGAGAATATCGAGATATTAGGAAAAACAATGCCTATCATCATTATCGATGGCTGGGAAGTTTCCATTCGTGACTGTGAATTTCAAAATTTCATTTCGCTAATAAAAGGCGAGAAAAAAGAGTACCTTATCCAGAACAACGATTAATCTGTGAGTTTCTTACTAAAACGAAATACACTTTGACTGCTTTAATGGACTTCCCGGATAAGGCATATAATAGGATTACTCTCGACTGGAAAAACAACCTTAAATCTACGGTATTTATTCCAATTTTAGATCATTGCAGAGATCTTATACGAAACGGTCGTAACGGTCAAAACGTGCTTAGATATCTTCTTTATAATATGAACAATGTTATAATTAAGAGCCAATATTCATCTGGCTACTATAGCAAATATTATGAAGAATGGATAAATGCTGGAAATAATAACCTTTCTGGTTTGTATTTAGCAAATGGTTGCAAGCAGTTTGATTCTTTGCCATTTAACAGATCTCCTATTGGTCATAATCCAAAATTAGGAGCCGTATTTGATTGTATTCCTTGTAAAGACAAACGCCCAGAATTATTCGCAAGGTTTATAAGAAACAACACCGAAGGCAAAGGTCAGCTCTTCACTGATATTGATGAGTTAGGTAATTTTCCGGATTATCCAAAGCTGATTGAAAAGTATAACGATAGTCTTTATTCAGGGCACAGACCTGCAAGTGACTTAATGCTTGAACATAATCAAGTATTTATAAACGATTACAAGCTTGATACCTGCAAAGTAATTGAGAAATTACAAGAATTGTCAGAATCGGGCATTGAAAATTACAGTACCGATGTTGAATTTTGGCTATTATTTGATGATTATGAAATTGATTGTGATGAAAAGAAAGCTATCATCACTCGTATATTTTCAGAATCAAAGGTTGGTGTAATATATGGCTCTGCAGGTGTGGGCAAATCTACGCTAATAAACCATGTTTCACACTACTTAAATGATGAAGCCAAATTGTACCTTACGCAAACAAATCCAGCAAAAGAGAACTTGATGAGAAAAATCAATGCCGAGAATACAACATTTTCAACAATTGAAAGTTTCAAACACCAAGGCTCTCCTTTTGCAAAATATAAATTATTAGTTATCGATGAATGTAGTACCGTTAGCAATAAAGATATGGTTGAGGTACTGCAAAAGGCAAATTTTGAAATGCTTTTATTGGTTGGAGACACTTATCAAATTGATGCAATCAAATTCGGAAATTGGTTCTCGGTACTCAAATCATTTTTGCCTGAAAGTGCTGTATTTGAACTTACCCAACCTCACCGAACCAAGGACGAGCGATTGCTTGAACTATGGGACAAGGTTAGGCAAATGGATGATACAGCAAAAGAAGTCATCGAGAGAGAAAGCTACTCCTTAAAAGTAGATGAAACCCTACTCTCTTCACTTGAACCGGGCGAGGCTATCCTCTGTTTAAATTATGATGGTTTATATGGAATCAACAACATCAATAGATTCCTACAGGAAAGCAATCCTAACCCTGCGATTCAATGGGATATTCAGCAGTATAAAATTGGAGACCCAATTCTCTTCCTAGATTCGGACAGATTCCATCCCGTCATACACAACAATATGAAGGGACTTATCAAGGAAATAGAAATTATAGATCCAGACACTCACGATGAACGCATTCAGTTTGATGTTGAGATACCAAAGGTAATAGATGAAAGTGATATTAGGTTCATCGATCTCCAGCTGCTTGAATTCTCGGCGGATGAAGATAAATCAGTAGTCAGATTTTATGTACACAAATTAAAGAGTGCTGATGAGGATGGAGATGAGAAAAGTTCATACACCGTTGTCCCATTCCAGATTGCTTACGCAGTATCCATTCATAAAGCACAAGGACTGGAATACGACTCTGTAAAAATAGTTATTACCGATGAAGTTGAGGAACTTGTAACACACAATATCTTCTATACTGCTATCACAAGAGCCAGGGAAAAATTAAAAATCTACTGGACCCCAGAGGTTGAAGAAAAGATTATTAACCGAATTAGACCACGAGATATCAGTAAAGATGTAGAACTCTTGAAAGAATATTTAACTGACAAATCAAATGAAGAAACAAGGAGGTTAGGCAATGCGCATCAGTTACAATAAATTATGGAAAATGTTAATCGACAAAGAAATGAACAAAAACGATTTAAAGGAGGTTTCCGGAATTAGTGCCGCTTCCATTGCCAAGCTTGGCAAAGGTGCAAATATCACAACCGATGTCCTTCTTAAAATCTGTGAAGCTATGGATTGTAAGTTAGATGATATCATGGAAACTATAAAGGAATAAGCATCTGTAATCACACGTATTAAAAATTTAATAATCAAAGATTACTGGAGGAAACAATATGGCACTAACACCAATTAATGAAGCACACCAAAAACAAATCGAAGCGGGTACAAAAGGAAGAAATAAAGGGCATAAGTTCGAATCTATTCTTTCAAGCGAAATCAATAATCTAACTGACAAAGTATTCTATCCATCAATTAACAACACTCACCTTTTTAAGGGTAACCCTGCTAAACAACTAATGCAATATATATCAAATGCTTTAGGAGTTGAAATTATTGATATTAAAGCCTCTTGGCTTGGAGGTTTAGCAACATCTGGTTTAGGAGATGCAATCGCCGATGAACGAGGAACTCCCATTACTAAAAGTAAATCTGATATTTTGCTTAAAATTACATGTAAAGATACTTCTAGTAAAACTATAGGTATATCAATCAAAACTTGTAACAAAAAAACTCCAACAAATGATCAGATGTTCTTTACGACAGCGCGAGCATTCTGTGCTTTACTGAGAACTAATGGTATTGATGTTTCTGATGAGGCGGAAAATGGGCTATCTATGTTTTGTGGTGATACAGGATTTCGACCATTAGACAAAATGTCCGAAAATCAGCTAAAACAAAGAATTTCCGATCCTAATAGGTATTATTGGGAGGAAACATCTAAAGAATCACAAAATGAATGGGAACATATATTTTTAAAACATCAAGACGAAATATCTTTATTGCTTTTCCAAAAAGCATACAAAGAAGATCCTTATGCTCCAGATTTCCTTTTACATCAAACAGTAAAATATGATGATTTCAATTCCTGTGAAACTGCAATATTTACTATGGATGAAATTGTTGCATTATCTCACAAGCATAGTGGATTTATTCTTTCTGAATATACAATAAGAAAAGGAACATATAAAAATGATAACAGTCCGCATCTCGCACCTAGATTTGGATTTATACAGTTCCAAAGAGGCGGACAAAAGCAACATCCTACTCAATTGCAGTTCAACCTTAAAGCTGGGTACTTTCGACATATATAAAAATATCAGTAGTCAATACAAAAATATGAGGCAATCTAGGATTTACTAGACTGCCTCACATTTATAATTATTTTTTATTTTTAAAGTATTGAATTTTTATTGCGTGTGCAATAACTTGCGCTAGCAAAGGTGGAACTGCATTGCCTATTGCTTTTCTAATATCTCCCCATTTTCCTTCAAAGACAAACTCATCTGGGAAAGACTGAGCTCGTGCTGCCTCACGTATTGTTAAAGATCGTGTTGAAGTAGGATGAACATTCCTACATCCAGATATCATACTAAAGTTCGTGGAAATGGTTGAACAGGGTTCATCCCATTTTATCCTTTTATATGTTGTATTAAACCCACTTGGTGGTCTTAGCTCTGGATCCTCATTGTCATGTGCGCTCATACCTTCTGGAACATCCTTTAACCATTTAATAACATGTTCAGGATGAGTTATACTCCAATGCAATGGATCTGATGATATATCACCAGATTCCAAGTTTTCCAAATCACTCGTTGCATCTCTAAAAGACAATTGTCTTTCTAAAGAAAATAAATTCTGTTGCTCCGAAGATGTATTCATTGGATTTGGAAACAGAAAAGAATCCTTTATATCCTCTCTAACCCCAATCAAAACAACTCTTTCTCTCGACTGTGGCACTCCATAATCTGCAGCATTTATTTCATTTCTATATATAGTATAGCCTTCTTTACCAAATGCACTAACAATATCCTCAATAAATAAATTTCCTTCTGGAGTCTTCATTGAAGTTAACAGTCTAACATTTTCCATAACAAAAACTTTTGGTTTAACTTTTGAAACTACATGCACATAATAAGTATACAATTCATTTCTCATATCGTTCGGATCCCTTTTTCCAGCAAGGCTAAACCCCTGACATGGTGGTCCTCCTATTATCACATCAATATCTCCATATTTATTTTTCCAACTTTCAATTTCATCATCAGTAATTTTACGTATATCTGTACCCAACAGATCACTGTTTGCAAAATTATCTTCATAAATCCTATTTGCAGATTCTTCAATTTCAACATGACCAACCAAATCAAATCCTTCAGCAGCAAAACCCAGTGATAGTCCTCCACACCCTGAAAACAGTGCTATTGCAGTTGGTGCATCATTTGCCTTTTCTTCCTTTGATTTCTTGTACAATTCAGTTAATTCTTTTTTATAGCTATTTTTTGATGACCTATTAATATTCTTACACAAAGTTTCATAGTCATCCTTGCTTTTTATTATTTTAGGTAATTTCTTCTTTACCGTGTTTGTTTTAATAATTCTTTTTTTTCTTACATCATTTACTTGTGATTCAATATCAAAAATGAGTTTTTCTAATGCATCCGATAAAGCTTGTAGTTGAGATTCACTTGGAACACTTTTTACTAACTCCCAACTAGAAACCTGGGCTTTTGAATACCCACTTGCCTCTGCTAATTTTGTTTGGCTTATTTTATATTTCTTCCTTTTTTCCTTAATATCATTATATTCCATAAATATCATGTCATGACTATATAGCTGTCAATCATATTCCTTTCTTCAATATATTTGAGCGTCCCCGCTTTTGACCCAATCATCTAACTCAGATATTTTAAATTTCCATAGCTTACCAATTTTATGAGCAGGAATCCCCTTACTTTTCTTTATCCAATTCCGAATAGTATCCTTATTTACGCCAAGATAATTTGCGGCTTCTTCTATTCCAATCCATTTATCTTCACTAAAAACTATCACTGCACTCTACCTTTCAAAAGTATTTATACCACGCCAAGTATAGCATAAATCTATGTCGTTTTCAAGTATTTATATATGATTTGATATGATTTGATATGAACACTCATTATATAATGACACAAATGCATTCCAAAAAGTAAACATATATTAATATTTCTGTATATTCGACCTATTTCAATGTTTTTGTTACAAATGTCAATATAAAAATGTAGTTTTTTCTTATATAAGCATGTAAATTTTCCGATATGTATTATTAAGGACGATGGTGATGTAGTTTGTTACCATATCTATAACCATAATGCTTTTAAGAATTATATGTTTGAAAATACAAGGTTTGATACGCCAAGTAAAAGTAAGCATCATTTCTGTACGATATATACCGAAGATGATGAGCAGTTTTTGAAGTTGAATGTACAAATACGATTTTATAAATAAGGAATCGGTTTTACAATTGGCTTAAATATCCACCCCGTTATATCCTTAACAGGTATTATTGTGCCATTGGTTAACTTTATTATGCTATAATTTCAGAACTGTGCCTATGGCTGTTACATAGTTGTAAAAATAATCCTATATCATTCTGTTTTCTAAGTCAAGCCACGCTCTTTGGTATGGAGTGTGGCTTGTTTTTATTTTAGGAATGAAATATTGCATATTTGCAACATTAAAAAGATCCAAAATAACATTACGCCAAGTTTAACATTTTTGTATCTTTTTTATAAAAACTGTGGTATTATATATTGGTAAGTTGAAAATTTTTACTACCGAGGAGATAACCGTTATGGCACATAGCAAAAGCATAAGTCTCTTACTTTTAAACGGAGATGTTAATGGTATAATAAAATGCACAGTTCCAATCTGGACAGGAGTCGCTTACAAAATTCCACGTACAAAGCTGGATGACTGTAAAAATCGAGATGATTTAAAGCAAACAGGAGTTTACTTTCTGTTTGGTGAATCGGATGAAACGGGTGAACCAGTTGTATACATAGGTCAGGCGGGAATAAGAAAAAACGGTGAGGGAATACTCTATCGTTTGCAAGAGCATAGACGAAATCCTAAGAAAGATTATTGGACTGAGGCTGTTGTTTTCACAACATCAAACAACTCATTAGGTCCGACCGAAATAAGCTATCTTGAAAATCAGTTCTGCAATCTTGCATTGTCAATAGGTAGATACGATGTAAAAAACGGAAACGACCCTACGCCCGGCAACATCACAGAGGAAAAAGAAAGTGAGTTAGATGCTTTCATAGAATATGCAAAAATGGTTATAGCTATTCTTGGATATAAGGTGTTTACGCCGTTAGTTCAAAAGCCTGTTGAGATGCCTGAAACCGAGGTTGAAGATATAGATTTGTTCTTATCCCGTACCATAAGACAGATTGACAAAACAGTAAATGCAAAGGGCAGACAAACCGCCGAAGGTTTTGTGGTGCTTAAAGGCAGCCAAATATCCCCTGTTGATGATGATACAATATCAGAAAAAATGAAGGAGCTACGTAAAAACACAAAGGTCAATTCAGATTATGAGTTACTTGAGGATGTAATGTTTAACAGCCCATCAAGTGCTGCTGTTTTCGTTACAGGTAAAAGCACAAACGGTCTTGTAGCTTGGAAAACAGCAGACGGCAAAACATTAAAAGATTTAGAGGACTAATATAAAAGCCATGCTCCAATCACACAGAGCATGGCTTGATCTTTTATGCTATATTACTTTTTGATAAAAGAATATACCATTTAACAAATTTAAACCTTTTAACAAAATTATACTTTTTAGCAAAATATGATTTTAGGCTTTAGAGGGGGATAGCAGCTGTTCTAATTTACATCTGAATCACCCTTAAAACACAGTTTCAATTTACCCTAAAAA